ATCGCTACCATCAAACATAATAGGAATTAGTGCGGGCGATGTCTCTTGATAATTATATCCAACCGCATTTGCCGTCACCGTGCCAGCAATCGTCTGTGTGCCAGTTGGGTTAGCGGTGACTGTTCCAGCGATTGTCTGGGTGCTGGGAAAATTGGCCACCGTCACTGTCCCGGTAATTGCCGCCCCGACAGTTACTGTCACATTTTCTAACGCACTTAGGCTGTTAGAATCTAACGCCACGGTCACGGTGTTGGCGACGGTAACGGTCGATGAAAGCGCCCCAGAAATAACGGGTGCGGATAGTGTAACGACGGTGGGAGTTTCGGTGATCTGTAGATAAATATCGCTCATGGTATGGTAATCCTTGGGGATAGTGTCACCACGCCTTCCAGTAACCGGGTGGCGATGCCAGCGCTAGTGACTTGGACTAGGTCATACTTCGCCCCGCTGGTAGGCACGAGCAAGCTGGCGGCCGAGGTTACGGTGAGGCGCACTTGCCCACCGGCCGCTGATACCACGCTGGTCGCAATCTGCGTTACCACCGTGCCCCCTGGCATTTGACGGATTTGGGCCGAAAACGTGCGGCTAGTCAGGTCAATCGCGCCCTGGGTGGCGGTGGTTATGAATAGATCCCGCGTCCAGTCCGTCCCTTGCTCGATCGTGATGTCGTAGGAGGCGGCCATTAGCTTAGACGTCAGGCTCGCGTACTACTTCGCTAGGCACGTTGATGGTAAATGTGTCGGAGCTAAACGTGCCACGGGTAGTCGTCCACTGGATCTCGCCTAAGAGCGATTGGGCTGCGTTAGATCCGGCGAGGAGGTTGGCGGCTTGAGCGGAAAGCAGATCGTCATCCGACGCTGTAACAGTGATCGCATAATACACGTCGCCAGAGACGGTAACGGTGCTAACGGTGGCGGCCGACCAGAAGTGATAGGGCGACGTGTTATTCGACGAACGAACGGCCAGCTTAATGTCTGTCGCCTGTGGGTTGATTCCAGCCGTGCCGTCGTGGAATAGGATCGCGAAGTTAATTGTATCGCTTGGGCGGAGATCAATCGTTCCTTGGCGATTAGTGACGGCACGGGTGCCTAGATTTACTTGGAGATCCGTCAGGTACCAGTAGGAGTTATCTAGCCAAGAAAACATATTACTAGATCCACCCGATGTCACCGCAGGGGCGGTGAGGGTGGTGCAAAAGGTTCCTTCTAAGTGCTGAATGATACCACCTGATTGCACTACCTTATGCTTGCGCGACACACTGAAAATGTATTCACCGCTAACCGTCACGCTAGAGGCTGGAAATACGGCGAATGGCTGCTGGCCATCGGGGCGCATGCTTAAATTTTTTGTCGCTAGGAGGGAACCGTCAGAGGCGTACATCTTAACTTCCCACACCTTAAAAAAAGATGGCACTGCCAAAGCACCAGTATCGTAGCTTTGAAAAAGAGACAGACTTGCTACGCTCTCGTATGAAGTAATCTGGGCGGTAACGTCTTTGGCCGAATTTTGAGTAAAAGACCAAGCTCCAATGTTGTTGGTTTCATAATTCTGCCCAAACATTATGTTTGAAAAAGTAGCCACGCTGGCGCCTTGCGTGGTGACAAACTCAAATTCTAAATTATTACTAGACCCCCATTGATAAGTATCTTGGGCACGAAAAGGCATTAGCATATTTCCGTCTGCGTCCGACTTCGCAAACCCGCGCGTCGTGCTACTTAATACACTTGCACTAGAGTATTTCAAATAAAGCGGATGGCTTGCCGTGACTCCGCTGACCTGTAGCCAGCCAGATCCTAAAGAACTTGCGGCGCCGACGGCGTAAGCAGTGTGAAGAGTGCTAAAAAAAACTGCATCTAGAGAAAGAGGCATGGCCTTACTCCACTACCAGTTTGATTTGATCCGCATCGCCATAAGGCCGCATCGCGTATCCAACCCAACCGCGTGCATCGCCTTGGTTATCCACCACGTCGAAATTCGCCAGCCTACCGCGCAGGATGAAATTGCGTGAGCTGGGTTTGCCCGTAGTCGCACTGGCCCAGATGCCGTAGCTCATATAGTTCGCATCCATCTGGGTGGCGCTAGAGGCTAGGATCTCCACGCCCATGCCGTGCTTAACCGGCTCGCCCGTCACGATCAGTTGCTGTGAAAGGATCGGCGTGCTGTTCCAGGTAATATCGGAAATGTTGCCCGTCTGTGTCGCAGGCGATGCCACGGTAGTGATCGTCCCAACGTCCACGATGCAAAACCATTGAGCTGTTGCATTGGCAGCCTTGCTCTGGACGTTTAGATTCCACTCCAGCTTGGCCTTCGTTCCAGCTCGAAACAGTTTGTCGTTAATCGGTATCTCAAACAGGCTGGCTTCATACGCCTTTGAGTAGAACGTGCGGCCGCTGGTATAGTTGTCCACCTGGTAGACTAGGCCACGATCTGTTTCTGCCCCAATGTAGGCCGTGCCAGATGGCAACCTTGCGCCAGGGATCAGGCCGATCCGGGGCACAAGGATGTTCAGCCCTGACGTGTATGCTCGCACGATGTCGACGGTGGTGACGGTAGGTAATGCGGTGCTGGGTGCTGTACCAACGGTGACGGAAAGCGCCTCTAGTAATTGCGGAGGCTGAACGGATGGGACGGATCCGATCTGTAGGATTGAATCGGTAGTCGTCCAGGTGCCAAGGCCGTTTGTGAAAAGAACGGATTGCCGCTGTGATACCGGGATCTCGTAAGGCAGCGTGACGCTAGAACTGCCGCTAATGCCCGTGGCTGGTAGAATGTCCTCTACCACGTCCAAGCGATTAGAAAGTGAATTCAGCAGATCCTGTAGAGAGACAACCTGGGCGACTGTGTGGGTGTGCGCTTGGAACACGCTAGTCGGGCCAGCGCTAGAGATCATTACGGCCCAGCCTTGTGTGGGCGTAGAGCCGCCACCGTTTTCTACGATAATGCTTTGGCTTGTTGATGTCTGCACACCATAATGGACTGAGTTAGCTAACAAGTTTCCGCCAGAATAATTCTCACGCACAGTGACGTGGATCGCTTCCGTTCCGAGATTGTGAGCAATCGTCCATGGGCCGTTGCCAGTGACCACTGCGGTAAAGCTCTGTATCCCAGTGATAACTTGATCTGTCGTAAAAGGGATATAATTAACTGGCTGCGGTGGGTTTAGCCAGTTGATCCGCTGGGCGGCTGCCAGTCCTGTCCACGCACCGTCGGCCTGCACAGTCATATTCTGTTGGAACACGGTCACGTACTGGACGTTCGGCGTCGCTACTGATCCGTAGTTAATTCCAATCTCGCAAGTCAGCGGGTGCGTTACTTCAAAATCACCACGCAAAGCGGCCAGCATTCCCTGGGTGTTTAGATCCAGATCAAAGGTAACGTCACCTTGTGGCGAGATAGGCACGGCAACGGTAAGCAGGCTTTGGGTCGCTCCACTCATAGCGCCTGCAAACTCAATGTCGGCGGTGTAATTTTGCGGGTTTGTAACTAGGAAGATCTCACCTGCCCCAACGGTGACGCAGCCTTGCAACAGCGCGGCCTCAATCTCAGTCGCCCCATCGTCCTTACTGAGTAAGGCGGTGCGAGCTGTCCCGCGATAGATCTGGTAGGTGGTATCGAACGCTGGCGGGATGTAGAGCCGCTGAACCTCGTTCACGAACACGCCGGTGGTCGAATCGCTATAGCCGGTCACCACGCGGGTGATGGTAGGTGCAGGCGGAACGATCAGCCCAAAGGCGCTCGTGTAGGCCAAGGGCGACTGCATCGGACGCAGCTCTTGGTAGAATATGTTGTTTGCGGAGTAGCTAGTCACCCGGACAAAGCTGTCTGGCGTGAGGTTGTTTTCGACAATGGTAATGCCGCTAGTGGTCGTCCAGTTGGCCGTCCTGCCTACGATGTAGGATCCTTGATCCTCACTAACAGTCCAGCCGGTAGCGGCCGAGATGGTGTTTAATACGGCGGCCACGCTGGCGGCGGTAGATCCCAGGGTGATAGCGCTGGAAGTGACGGCGTTGACCCGCACTTTGAACGTGCCGGCCGTAGGCGCCACATCCACCGGGCCATAGCTGAGACGGGCGGAATAGATGGAAGGAGCGGTGACGGTAGTGGTGTTGTTCGACGTCTCCGTCAATCGCACTGCCAGCTTAAAGTTATCGCCCTGCACGACTGTGGGCAGGGTAATCGAACCAGGCTCGATTGTGTAGCTGGCCGTTTTCTGGGAAATGTTACCGTAAAGGAGTGTGGCCATGGTTACTTTGCGGGAGGCGTGTCAATCCCTGTCTCCTGCTCTGTAAAGCCCTTAAAGAAGGCAGGATCAAACTGCACGGCTGCGGCGATGGGATACCACGGCCCTGGCTCCGTAAGTTGGACAACGCCTAACTTCCGCAGCCTGCGGTTTTCCTCGATGATCTTTTTGCGCCGCTCGGCTGATTTGTCCAGGCTCATACGGCGTAGAACTTTCCTGCTAGGTTGCGTTGCTGATAGAAGTCCAAAGCCGCTTGGGCAAAAAAGTTATTTTCGGCTAGGATGTAGTCAAAGATCGGCTGGGCTACGCCGCCCGCTAGTGGAAGAATTAGGCTCAACGGGGTAAATTCGTCACGCTTCTCGATCTGCTTTGTTGCGTGAACTAGATTGTGGTGGCAATTGTATTTAATAAACGGCTGCCATGTGGAAAGATTTGCAGGGTCTAGCAAGGGAAGAACAGGCGACAAAAGATAGACGGTGCTTAAGTGTAGCCGGTCTGTCGAACTGTCGACGAATCGCTGAAAGAATAGATCGGCAAAATTAGTGGTTTCGGTAGGTACCACATACTTGGGCAAGGCAGTGACGGTCGCCTCACGATCTGCGGGCGACAAGAATCCAGGGTTAATGCTGACGAGCGTGGTATCGATTGATGCGGCAGATATAGAGATGGAGTTTGTAAGAGAAACTCGAGGTTGATTTAGGACTATATCGCAAGCCAAGAGCAGGCGTTTTGTTTCTGACTTTTCGGCCAGCAGGTTTGTATTAGCGTCGGACACACCGAGCCTCTTAAAGAAGTCTGGCACTTTTTCAAACACGCCCGTCACGTTGCCGCTGCCAGCGTCGCCCGATATAGAATCTGGATCGGCGTCAGATCCTATCTTGCGAAACGACAGCTTTACGGCGGCTTGCTCGTCCAGATAGATGGCCACTCGATCTGTCTTTTTAGGTGCAGGCTTTTTGGCCTCAATGTTTTCTAGCCTTATACGCTCCTGTGCGGCCAGCGGAGCGTCCGAAAATTGCATTGTAATTTTCGCGGGAAATCCGTTGACCAGCCCCGGCGATAAGGACGCCCGCCAGTAGGATATATTTGCGATGGGATCGGTATAATACTGTGCTTGTATTTGCCATGGGTGCGGCCTGCTGCCAGCTCCAGTGTAATCAAATTTGATAGGCAGATACTGCTCTACCTTGTGCAGTAGCTTTTGCCAAAGGCGAGATGTGTACTTCACGCAGGCCAGTAGATCACCCGGTGCGATCCGTTATGGAGATAGGCTCTGACTTGTAGGTTATGCGTCACGAATTGGGTGAAGTTGTCCTTACGCATATAAGCCAGAGGGATTAGGCCAGAGGTGGTTTTATCTTTTGCGGCGTAATTTGCACTGCCTGTGCGTGGGATCTCACTGGGTTTTCTGCAAACGATCTCGCTGGATTTTAGCGTGAATGTTTCGGTAAATGTAACAAGGGCGCATACTAGGATAGGGCGTTCTGCCGGTAGTTTTGCTGGCGGTGCCGGAATGCCGTCTGGGTCGACGATGTCTTGCAGTTGGCCTGTGCTGGGTTTGATCTGCGGCAGCTTGCCATTGATGTAGCCCTCGGTAACGCTGAATGACTTTGTCCCGCTAAATCTAACCAGTAGAGGAGTCACGATTGATGGCGGCCGATCCACCATAGAAACGAGCGTGCCGTTCGGGGTTGAGTTTATTAGGACGCGATCGTCTACGGAAACGAGGCGCTGGCTATCGATCCAGGCAACCAGCTTTTTGAACTTAGGCAGGATCTTGTCGCCTGCTTCTGCCTTCAGCTCGTTGGGGATCATGTGGCCCCTGGCACAGACCCCGTTTCATACATTCCATCAGCCACACCCTTAGAATCCAGCAGAACGTACTCGTGCACCACTTGCCATGCTTCGCCCTGCCTGCTGACGGCCGGAGCCTGCATCATCCAGCGCCGGGGAATTTCTTTTCCATCCTTATCCTTTTCGCCCTTTGGAATGGGGATGCCTGCTGGCAATCTAGTTACTACCCGGCCTGCAGTATCCCAGATGTTAGGATTCACATTTTTTGTGAAGTAAGTGTGGCGCAAGGTTAGCGTTACTTCTTTGTAGCGGGTAACTCCAAACATAGGATTCGGAACAGCGTTACGAGATCCTAGCCCTCCACCTGAAGCTGGCGTGTAAGTAGGCGGCCATTTGGCATATCCGTCTGCGGTAAAGTACCCGCCAAAATCTACAGAAAGTTTATCAATGCGGGGGTGTAGCTCGATCGGCTTGCTTTCATAGGAGCAGAACATTTCAAACGTGCCCTTGACGCCAGACTGCAGCCAAACGACTCCGCCTGTATCGCTTGTTGAGCCTTCCGTCATCGCCTCGTAGGTGACCGACTGCTCGTAGGCTGTGTCGTTTATTCTGGTATAGCTAATGTTAGTTGCCTGATAGCCATCTATTCTTGGCGCAGTTTGAAGCTGTGCGAAATCTGTGACAAAATACTTTTTATTGATGGTGGTTTTGCCAGTAGATTGGAAGCTGCCGCCACCTCCCAGCATCTCAATGCCGGTGTTTTTGACAGATCCGCCGCCACCACTACTATAGTTGCTGCCCCTAGCCATTAGCTAAATACCCCGGCGTTTGCGATTAGCTTGTCTAGTTTGTCTAGTACGCCTTGTAAGTCGGGTGGGTTTTCTAGTCTCACAGGTTGCGTGCGTTGTGCCTCCGTGCTGGATGGAATGTCACGCAGTTGGCTACCTAGGCCGAATCTTTGCATCAATGCCTCGCGAGGGTCAAAGTCGGCGGCGTTGCCTCTTTCTTTGTTTATTTGTGCAAGCCGCTCTGGGCGATCGTCCATTTGATTGGCTTTTTGTTCTTCTAAGCGTTGCGCTCGCTCTAGGCTTTTTTGGGCATATTTTTCCTCAATAGCCTGCTTCATCTTTTCCGCTTCTTCTTTTCCAGCAATTTGAGCCTCAATCAATCGCAACTCGTGCCTAGCGGCGGCTCGCTCGCTTGCCTCAAAGGCTTTGTCTGCAACGGCCGATGATGCTTGTCCTTCTGTATCAAAAACACGACCTGTCTTTTGCCTGGCTGATCTAGCTTCTTCAGCGTCACGACGACTTTTTATCATTGAGGCTTCTTTTGCAATTGCTGCGGCACCAGCAAAATCACCTGCTAACGCAGAAACACCTGCGGAGCCTAGCATGGCCGCTAGTTGTACTATGTCCTGAAATGTCTTTATCAATGGCACCGCAAACTGCGCTATGCCTCCAAAAGCAATCGTCATCGTGTTTTGAAATGCTTTTATTGCGTCAGACGCTTCGGATAGTTTTGCAATAGTTTCATCAGTCCAAACTCCCATGGCTTGACCGTTGGCTGAAATTACTTCCGGCCCCATTCTGAGAGTCTCCATCAGCACGGCCGCACCCTTACCAGCCAGCTCTTGTGCTATCGCAAAATCCTGCATGCCAAGCGTGCCAGAGGACACTGCCTTGGATAAGGCCATAAATAGATCCTGTGGGGTCATACCCTGAAGTTGCTGTACGCTTAAACCAATTTTATTGAAAGCCTCTGCCATTTGCTCATTCCCGCCAATGGCTGCGCCCGCGTTTTTTGCCAGCTTATTCATAGCACTAGCCACATCCTCTAACCCTGCTCCTGAAGTACTGGCCGCGTTACCTATCTCTTGCAGGCTACTGGCAGCGACTCCAAACCGATTAGCCAAGTCTTGAAGCTGGTCGCCTTTGTCTATGGCATTGGAAAAGCCTTGTATGATTTTATCGAAAGCAAAGGCGCCAGCCAGAATGCCGCCAACCTTCATGCCGAACCCTTTGACAGAGTTTTCCATGGAGGCCAGCCCGGTGGTAAATCCAGATTTATCTACACCTACTTTTACTTTTAGATCAGCCATGGTTATGCCTTGCTGAGAGCTATTTCGATAGCCTTGGTCATCTTGTCTTTTTGTATGTCAAGAGCACGCTGGATCTGACCTGCGTTTAGGCACTTATCAATCCACGGAACTTGATTAGTCATAGTCACATATTGTTCACCGGCCGATGCCTCCGAATTATCGACCACCGATCCCTTGGCACGCTTTCCTGCATGCCTGGTTACCCACTGTGGGATGCCACGGGATCCGCCTAATTGCTTGGCACAGTCCGCCCAGCCGGCCTTAGCAATACCGACCTTCTTGTGCGTAGTCGCAACGTATTGCCCCAGCTTGTCTTTATCGACAATGCCACGATTTGCGGTGCCATGCCGCCCAATGCCTCGATCGCCCTGGCCTGCCTTGCTTGTTCTTCTTCTGCCACCCTGCGTCCTCATCGATTGATGAAATTGCTTCATCGCGCCGATTGAGGTCAAAATCTGATCCTCCTCACTCATCCAGACCCTTCCGTCTTTTGTTGTAAATCTTCTCTCAAAGTTCTCGGGTGCGTACTGCTTCATCCTAATAGCCTCGTCCATCCAGAATTTATTTAATGGCTTAAAGATTCCTTTGTTGGTTCCTTTTTTGGGCAATAAATCACCCGATATTGCCCCCTCGCCTAATAACTTTCCTTTTTCAGCCCCAAAAGGCTGAGTCTGAAACGCAAGATTCACGGCCACTAATCGCCCCTGCTGTTTGATTGCTTTTGCAAAAGATATTTTCTTAGCCAAGGCGTATCGCTTGAGCTGATAGCTAAAGTCAGCATCGTCCATTTTCATGGTGATCACTTGCCTGCCCTCCTGGCTCGAACAGTCTCGATCGCCAGCAACTCGCCCTCACTTAGTAGATCCACGGTGCTGCCGTTCTGCATAGCAAACGCTACGTGGTACCAGTACGCCTGCCCAATCGGCATGTTCCAGACCTTTGCCTCGTCCCACCCCGTCGCCCCGCATACGCCAGTAACGATTGCCAGCGACCAAGGCAGGCCCGTGGCCTCCCGGCCGGTGCCCCTCTTTTTCTCCGGCTGCCATAACTGTGGCAACGCATTAAAGTCATCTAGATAGGCGCGGAACTTTGTCGTCTCGATTAAAAAGTCGCACCGCCAGCTTTTCATCCAATCCAGCCACAGCCTGCGATCGGAAAGATCGGGCAAGAGCGGGAACGGCGTGCGGCAGATGTTCACCGCAAGTCGCAGATCCCTAGCCGATGGGAATGATCCGCCGATAAAGTAGGGCGATTGAGCCACCTCCAGATTAAACATGTGCCACAAGGAAAGCGGCAGGAGTGGCAAGCCTAGGACGCGATGATCCTGACGATTTAAGAATGATTCGGCAAAGTGGCGATTCATCGCCGTCTTACCGACTACGAGGCAAGCGAGCTGTTAGGATTGTAGACGCCAGTGACGCTGACCTTAACCACATCGCCGACGGTCTTTGTGTAGGACTCGCCCGTCTTGACGTAACTATTGCCATCGATCGTAAAGGTAGCCGGAACAGATGCGCCAGAGCTGATGCCCTCGATCGAAACATTGTAGCGAGGGTTGTAGTAAGTCGTAACTGTGGGAGCGGTGTTGACTGTGCCGGGATCGATGACGATCTCCGTCTGCTCGCCCGTGATGCTCATAGAAATAAATTCCTCAATTCCGGTGATGCTCGTTACCCCTGTAAATCCTTTGTATGGCATATTGTTATTTCCTTAGGCGATCGTGCTGAACGTAACCGCTGTGGTTGTGAGTCTTGCAAAATCTGTGTTAGATAGGCGGAGTTCTTGACGGAAAGCCGTGGCGCCCGATACGCCTGGATGAACAAAAGAATTAGGCAGCGTTTCCGTTACAGTTTCAACCCGCTTGTATTTTTTGAAGTGTTTTACCACGGTGCCGTCTGTTCCCGTGATGTAGACGTACTCGTCCGTGTTGCTGATGTTCTGGGAAATTCCAGCCGTCACTCCGTATGTCATCGCCATATTGTGTTTTCCTTAGGTGTCAACTAGGCGTGACGAAGGCGGTGAATTTCACCGAATCCTCCATCACCTTGTCGTTGCTTCCTGTGCTTTCTTCGCCCAGGTATCCACCCATCAGAGTGGCCCCGGCTATGGTCGTTACGGCCGTCAGCTTTGTATTGAGCCAGTCAAAGTTTGTCCTGTGAGCCGTCACCGTGCTGGCCACTTCCAGCGGCGTCATAATTGAACAAGTGAAAGTCACCTTGCGTGTGGTGGCTAAAGATCCTTCCACAACTGGCACGCTTGACTCTGCGTGAACGATGCAGGCGGGTAGCTGTAACTCCGCAATCCTGTGCCCGGCCTGAACGTATACCCCGGCTGGCTTACTGGCTGTGGATAGGTAGGCGGCTAGGCCGTCCTCTGCTGCGAGTCTTAAACTCATCGCACATCCTCTGGATCTGCCAGGATAAGAGTCGTGACGCCTTGGTCGGATTGTACGCCGGTAAGTCTTTTGGGTGATCCGCCCACCGTCACGATCGTCATTAGTGCCGGCAGGCTGACGGCGGCCGTCAGGCAAACAAACTCCGCATTCTGTGGATTTACAAATCCGCCCATGCCCAGCTCTGCCGTTTGTTCGCTAGGTGTGTAGACGCCACGGACGGCAAGGCCGGAGATGGTGGCAGTCGTCGGCATAGCCGCAATCATATCGGCCACCCCTGTGGTCATTAGGGTTTGAATTTCGGTCACGTCGTTGGCCTTATGTCAAAACTTTCACCCAGCAGTTCTGCTGAAAATCAACAGAGTTAAACGCTTCGGCCACGGCTCGATCTACCCCTGGCCACCCGCACATGTAGTCGTGCCCGGCAATCACACCGCCTTTTTTTACTTTGGGCAACCAAGCAGCAATATCCGCTTTCACGTTCTCGTAGTCGTGAGCGGCATCAATAAAGACTGAGTCGAGCGATTGATCGGGAAAGAAGTTGGCGCCCTTAAGACTCGTCATCCGTAACGGAACGAGCTGGCGGGATACTGGCTTTACGTTTGCCAGAAACTCCTCGTAGAGCGTGCCATTCTTAATGCACTCCTCGCCTGCGTGTTCCTCGCTACCCAGCCAAGTATCGACAGCGTAGATCTCGATCCGTGGCGATTTGTTCCAAGCCTCGACCAGCAGAAACGCAGTAGACTTCCCCTTCCAGCTTCCCACCTCCACGATCTTTCCATCCATCGGGCAATCGGCCACCAAGCGCCGGTAAATATCGGGAAAGCTAAACCAGTCCTCCCCGCCAATGTTTAGGTGTTGTAGTTTTTCCACTTTGTTTCCTTGGCCGTGGCCACGCGGGTAGCGTGTTGATGTTCCTTGTGAAATTCCGGCCCTGGACAAAACGTGCCGCCCTCTGCCCCGATGTTTTGAATCCGACTGACTTGCGGGAATAGTTCACCCATTCCCGTCCGTTCGCGCACCCGCTGAACCGATCCGTCCCAAAAGTTGCAATCCCAAGCGGGAACCAGATGTCTTTCAAATCGATCGCGCCAGGTTGCCCAGCCCCAAGGCGTGAACCAGTTTCTAAATCCGCTGGCGTCATTCTTCGCATCTCCGCCGTGTTGATTGTAGCCAGATACCGTGAGCACTTTTGGGCCAGCGTTCTGCCCTGCCCACTCGAACCAGCGCAAGCAGTCTGGGCTGGGAACGGTGTCGTCCTCCAAGTGAATGTGATAATCTGAGATTCTGAATCCCAGCTCCATGCAGTAGCGAATCATCGATCCGCAGCCCAACCGTTCCTGCATAATCATTGTCTGGATACCGGCTGCCTTGGCAATCTCTGCCAGCTCCTGCGTTTTGTCGGATGGATCTAGCACAGCCACCACGTCGTACTCACCCACGCCGTCACACCACGCCAACGCCTTTAATACCTGGGCAAAGTATGTGGGCCGATTGTAGCCCGATATAGTGAGCGTCTTATCCATTTGCCTTTAGCAAGGCGTAGGCCGCCAGATTGCCGCCCGTGCCTTTATTGTTTTGCAAGGCGTCGGCGCCCAATCCTTCCGGCCGAATCTTTAAACAGTTTCCGCGATTCAGTTCAGGCGTGTTGCAGACGAGCGTAGCTGTCCCAGCCTTCCGCAGTTCCGTGCTCATCATGTAATCGTCAGCAAGGAACTTGGCGCGAGCCACGGGACTCAGCCCAGCGAACTCACTGGCGGGAATGGCTGGCCATAGATCGGCTTTCGGCATGTCCGAACGCCGACACATCACGCCGCCAAATCCTTCCAAAATCTCGGCATTGCCAAGGTGATCGGGGGCGATGGCGTAGCCAGTGGCGCCTGTCATAAAAAATCCGCAGACACCTAACGCCGTTTTTGGTCTGGTATCTAATTCTTCGGCGAGGGTCTGCAAAAGCAGTGGGCTGTAGAGGATGTCGTCATCCAGCCAGCAAATCTTGTCGTCAGGATCCCCGCCTACTTCCAGCGGCCCGATAAACTTGGTCGCCGGGCCGTAATCCTTTGTGCGGTGAATTTCTAATTTACCAGCATCGGCCAGCGCCTGTAGCTCTTTTGGAATATCTCCAAACCGTTCGCCTGTGCGTGCCAGCTTTTCAGGCACAGACAAAATGATCTGATCGGCCGGGCGGGATTGCGCCAGTAGGCTTTGGATCGTGGGCAGAATCTTGCCGATGCGTGTAGGCGTAGTGGTTAGCCCGACGATGACGTTCCCCGTTTGATCGACAGGATCGGGCAGGCGTGTGGCCCCGGCTGGCAGTGTGCCCTGTGCCAAAAGATCCATGTCCCAACGCAAAGCCGGAACGACCACGTCTTTGCCGCACTTCACAAACAGCAAGATCCTTCCAAGGGTTTTGCTGATGGCGTCCTCGACGCTCGTGCAAATGTTGATCCGCTTTGCAAATTTATCTTCGCCAGGGTTAGTGATGAATAGATGCTGTAGGCCGGCGGGCTGATCGGATGTGTCCATCATCAGCTTTGATGTTCGCACTGCGTCCGGCAGATCGCCTTGGTAAATAATGGTGATCTGTCCCCAAGCTGCGCGAAACGCTTCCTTTAGGCATCGATCTGCGTCGGCTGTTTGGCCGACTACCCGCAGGGATTGTTCTAGTAGGAAGTTTGGCATGTGGCCGTACCACTTCGCATCCAAGTTCCAGACAACTCCGGCCGGTGGCGTAAGCGTCATAATCATCTGAAGCAGTCGCACTGCTTCGTGATAGTTGCCGTCGTCCATGAGTTGCGTTGCGTAGTGGCCGTAAGCCTCGCGGCGTGTGGGCTGAATCATCACAGCCTCGCCCAGATATTTCCTGCGTTTGGCTGGATCGGCACACATCACGCCCGCCATGCACAGGAGCTGGTACCGTTCCGTGATGCCTAGATCTGGATGCTCCAAGGCAAGGAGCACTGGCCCGATGGCAGTCTGGTAATCGTTTCGCAGAAACGACTCCATGCCGATGTAGTACCAGTTCATCCCGGCGCCTTCTAAGACGCTGTTTAGGATTCGCTTGTTGCGGTCGCTGGAGTTCTTCTTGCAGTTGTTGGGTGCGTGGACGATGACTAGGCCGTCGGCCAGTCCGACTTCCATGTTTGGAATTGGCTTCACCCGTTCGTGGATGGATCGCTCCCACACGGCCGGTAGGAACCCATCGGCCTGCCGGCGGAAGATCCGTTCCCGGCGATTGTGGCGCATGCCGCTGTTTTGAACGTCGTACCGGGTGACTAGGATGTCCCAGCCTTTGTCAGCCTTTTCCCGTTCCTCAATAACGTGCCGGTGGATCTTAGCCTGGTCGCCATCAAACAAGTCATCGCAATCTGCCCAGATAACGTACTTCCCTTTTGCCAGGTTAAACGCCTGATTACGGGCAGCGGCAAAATTATCGATATGGGGCCAATCCCTGTGCTCTGGGCTGTTCTGGTATTCCCCCCAGACTAAAGCCTCGCCAGCGGCCTCCTGAGCGCAAATACGCACACTGTGCGCCTCATTTTTACCTACTGCCGCCACGACGACAACCTCGTCCCATAGACCACGGGCGGATTGAATAAGGCGTTTAAGAATGTCGCCTTCGTTGGGGCCGACGATTAAAGCAAGAGACACTAGGGGGTTATTCATATTTTTAGAGTGGGAAAGCCCGGACGCACCCCCCGATGCGTCCGGGCAACCCGGATGATTCTGTAACTTACACGATCCGAACGAGCGAACTGGCCGATCCCTTTGCCGCACCGTAGATGAGGCAATAGGTGCGCTGCACGCTGCCGGTCACGAGCGAGTAGCTCTCGCGAACCTGGAGCGACAGACCGCTCTTGGCTTCCGTCACGTTGGCAACGGTGCCGCTGAACTCAACATTAGGAATCTCGGGCAGACGAGCCGCCACGATGATCGCCTCTTGTTGTGCGATGAATCCTTTGGATACCGCAGAAGGCAGCGAAGCGTAGTTAAATACGTTCACGCCGTGCACTTCGCCGATGCTAGATCCGCCGACGAGGTCGGTGGAGCGCTGGGCGTTTGCCACGACAACGGTGTCTTTCGACAGGTTGGCGTAGTTAGTGGGGCTGAGAACGGCGAACCGTCCACCCATAGGAGCCTTTGCGCTGTTCAACTGAGCCGCGATGTCGACGATGGAACCAAAGGTTACTGCACCGGCCGCGATGGTGGCGGTCGTTGTGTAGTTGCTGTTGGTAACCAACGCGAGAACGGTATCAACCATGCTCTTTCCGAGAGCGTGGGCCGCTTGCGCTGCAAAGCGCTCGACCAAGTTGATCGAGGAGCTGGTGCGCTCGTCATCATTCAAAGCGTAGGAAACGTGCTTAAAGTTGGAGAGCGTCACAACCACATCAGTCTGGGTTGCGTCGCCAGCCACGTATCCGGCCGTGCTGGAATAATCCGAGGCAGACTGGATCGAGACGGTGTGGGTTACGATCGCGTCACCCTTGCGGGCGGTAGCGTCCGAGAAATCGGAAACGCCGGAAGCGATCCATGAGTAGTTTTCAACCAGCAATTCGAGAGCACGTTGTGCTACGACTTTGCCGTTGCTCGTTGTTGCGAGGCTATTTGCCATAGTTCTATCCTTCTTTCTTAGTTATCGTGCGAGCTTGATTTGGTTGAAAATCTCCGCCGCACGACGGGGATCTTTTTCTGCGTTAAACTTCGCGAGAAGTTCATTACGAGAAAGGGGTTTGGAATCGCTGATCTCTACGGGCTGGGTGCCTTTGCTGGCTTCCAGCTCGACAGTGAGGCGAGCGAGCTTGGTTTCGAGAGCGACGATCTTGTCGTTAGATTCTAGATCGGCCTTGGCTTCGGGAGCGGGAGCTTCCGCAACTGCGGGTGCTTCTTCTGCCACGGGTGCTTTGGCTACTGCGGGAGCTTCTTCGACCACGGCTTCAAACTTGGCGGCAAATTTGCCGACGAGTTCGTCGATCCGGGCGGAGAGAGCGGCGATGGCCTGCTCGGCATTAAACGCCGGGGCCGCCGGTGCTTCGGGCGCGGCTTCGATAACCAGCGCTGATTCTTTTACGGTTGTGTCCATATTAAGCGATTTGCGTGTGTCAACCCGTGCAGAATAAACGCCTGTCGGATTGGCTGCTGGGGTAGTCACGAGATCGACGGAGTAGAGCGTGCTGACGTCAGCCAGTTGAGTGCCGTCCTCTGCCATCCTGGGCACGCCACTGAAGCTGATGGAAAATCCGATCTGCCCAGGGAGGGTGCCAATTAGTTCGCTGAAATAGGCAAAGCCTTCGTGGCTTTCAAATAAGGTGAGATCCGCACGGACGCGACCGCCGTCTAAGGTAAAGTTTTCTAGGTATCCGATGATGTTAGAAACGCTAGAACTGTGGTCAGAGAGTACCTTTACTTGGCCGAGATCGTTTCCGGCCCGGACGACTTGTTCCAGAGTGTCTGCGTCGATGACCATCCCGTGACCCAAAGCAGGGCCAGCGGTGATGACGGAAATTCCCTTAAATAGTTTTTGAGCCATGCCCGCGCATGGCGTGTCAAATTACTCTTGCGGAGGAAGCGGAGGAGTTAGGTGGGCGTTAATCTTTTTTAACTCGTAAGTGGATTTTTCTAGTTCCGCGATCGCCTTCTTGAGTAATTCCTCGCTACGAGTTGATGAGTTCGCAATCTGAAAAACAAACACGGGCAAAAGCAAGAGCAGTACCCCCAACACGAAAGCTGCGACAATAAGTAAGCTATATACAATTCCTCCTACGCCTTCCATTCCCCCAGCCTGCTCCCACTCGGCAGGCTTAATCAACTACTTTCTCTTTTTTGTTTTTGGCTTTGCCCCGATCCCGATCGCTTTCACCACCATATTCATCTCTTTTGGGGTAAGGTTAAAATCTGGCTCGTCGCGCATTGTAAAGGTTTCTGTGGATGGAACGGATGCCTTTACCGGCTCAATCGCTTCCTCAAGCTGGGGCTGAACGGTCGTATCCTCTGGCAACGGTGCGGCTGGTGGCGTGGCAGCCACGGGTTCAGCAGGAGCTGCGGGTGCGCCAGTGATCTGCACGTCTGCCATAGTCAGCCCAGCTTCCTGTGCCTTTTGCTTAATGTAGATTTGCTCGGCAATCTTCTGATTTACGATCTCCTGCCAATCCGATCCGCGCTCTGCGCTAATATCGGCCAGAGTCTTAATCCCCATCTTTAGATCTTCCCGGTCAGCGGCGCTGTCCCGGCCGGCGTCGATCGTAGTGCGGGCTGGGGTGTGATAGACCGCTTCCCACCACATCGTCATCCCCCTGGGCGGAGTCAGATCACCACGTTTAATCGCCTTGGCCAGTGCCCACTTGCGAACCCGTTTCAGCATCTGCTCGATCACCGCGTCTGAAATCTCATCGAATCGGCGTTGAGCCTGGGCGAGAACAAACCGCTGGCTGGGGCCGGTCAGCTCATTAGGCGACCAGATGTAGGCGTAAGGCACGCCGAGGCCGGACGCCACTGCCCGAATGTATTGATCCATGTGTTGCTGTAAATTCTGGCTAGGCCGATCGTTTTTGATCTCTCGCAGCGTCTTGCCCATTGGCACATTGACCAAGGCACCACCGCCGAAA